TTAATTTCAACACTCTACCAAAATTATTTGGAAGTAATTGAAATGCTTTTTTAAGAACTTGATATAATTTTAATTAGATGTATTTTTTTTAGAATACATATAAGCCTGTGTCCCCCTCACTTATCAACCCTAATAAAGCCGGTGCTCCCGTACGTCCCCCACCCTGGCGGGTGGGCGCAAGCGCGAGAGTGCGCCCTCTGTTATTGGAGGGTTACCGTGACGAATGTCGCTTCGCTCCCTTAAAGGTTGGTGTTACACACAAGGGGTTATAAAATGGGTCAATATAAAGAACCTAAAAAAGGACTTAAAGAATAGATTTTAACCGCCCCACAGGACAAGCTTTAAGTTGTTTTGTTTGTAGGGAATTAAGCGTCTTCATAGATAATATCTACGGTGTAGTTCATAGACAAGTTTGTATTTGTATTCGCTACTGCTCCACCAAGAAGGTCTTGAAAACCAAGAAGCATGTACCAACCCCAATTAGTGACAGTACCACTTTCAAATTCGTAGTTGATAATCTTGTTACGAGCTTGTTTAAGGTCTATAGTAAAAAATTTACTAGAGTGTGACATATCATCAGTCGATTGAGCTGTTGATTGTGCATACATGTAATGTTTTTTGTCTCTAGCCACTGCCCAAGCCTTACGATTAATAGGCTGAAATAAGGAGTCAAAATTTGTTCCAGCGAAGGATTGATAAGACCCTCCACTGGCTTCTAACAAATAATTCAACTCAGTAGAATTTGATTGAATCATGCTATTCGGAAACCGCTTGCTTTTTACAATCATTTGACGTACACCGACCCTTTGCAGTCCTGCTGTAGCAGATCCTGTCCAATTAAGGACACCTCTAATAACCATTTTCTTGATACGAATTTTTGTTCCTTGTCGTTGATACGACGCATCTCCTTGAGATATTTGAGGAAGCAATGTTAAAATATCGCCACTACCAGAAAGTACGTTATTAAAGTTTGTGTAAGTAAGAGTTTCTGTAATCCTCTTATTTTCGGTATTCCTTGATATAGCCCGAGAGACATAGTTTTTGATGTTGTTTGAGACTTTGGGAGCTTTACGAGAGCGAGGACGCCTTGAAGACTTTTTATTGAAGCGTGGCATCAATATAAAATATGAAAAGATAATATTCTGCTAAAGGACTTAAAGAATATGTTAAGTAATGATATACTAATGACAGAGAACCTAATAGTTCCAGATAGTTCCAAACTGGGTAATACTCATAACCAGTTTGAGAACAAGAAAACTAAGCAAATTTCCGGTAGAAAATTTCATTTCTTTACTTGGAATAATTACGATAGTACCGATATTCCAATTTTATTGGATACTTTAGAACAATATTGTGTCAAGTGGGTATTTCAAGAAGAAGTTGGCATTCTTGGGACACCACACTTGCAGGGAATTATAGAATGTAAGATAAAAATGCGTGATACTGAATTTTGCCTTCCAAAAACAATCCATTGGGAAAAACCTAAAGATTTACAGGCTTGTTGGAAATATTGTTGTAAAGAAGAAACGAGAGCTGGGAAAGTATATACCAAAAATTATGTCGTAGCGGAAAGAATAATAACTACTTGTCCTAATACTGAATGGGCATACCATCTTATTGAAATCTCTAAGTCTTCACCGAGCAAACGAAAAGTATATTGGCGTTGGTCTGTTGAAGGTGGCGTTGGTAAAAGTGATTTCCAAAAGTATATGGTTGTTGAACATAATTGTTTGTTTCTGTCATCGGGAAAATATGCTGATATCATTAACTTAATTTTTAATAGCGATATGAATAAATGCAATACCATCTGTATAAATATTCCTAAAGGACACGGTAATAAAATTTCCTATAGTGCTATCGAGAGTTTAAAAGATGGAATGATTTGTAATACCAAGTATGAGACTGGTACAAAGATATTTAACCCCAAACATGTTTTTGTATTTGCTAATTGCCCCCCAGACCTTGACCAAATGTCATACGATCGATGGGATGTCAAAGAAATAGAAAGAGAGGATAGTTTTAATTTCAACACTCTACCAAAATTATTTGGAAGTAATTGAAATGCTTTTTTAAGAACTTGATATAATTTTAATTAGATGTATTTTTTTTAGAATACATATAAGCCTGTGTCCCCCTCACTTA